CGAAGGCATGCGGAATTTGCCACAGAGGCTGGCCGCATCCACACCGACCGGTGGCGTGGGGGTGGCACGCTTGGGGCCGCACAAACCCAGATCGAAGAACGCCGGGTTGGCATTGGCCGGGATGGCCGGATTGCGCGGCACGCCGGTGGCCATGTAGCTGAAATCGGTGAAGGGGGAATCCAGCGGATTGCCGGTCGCGGGGTTGGCCCGATGGCAGCCTGCGCAATTGCCACGCTGGCGGTCCAGAAACAGGTTGAGGCCTCGCTGTTCGGCCGAGGTGAAGCTGGCTTGTTGCCGCACCACCGCGTCGTATTTGGAGGTGAAGGGCTGCAGCAGCTGCGATTGCTCGAAGGCCTGCAGGGCCTGCCCGATGGCGGCAAAAGCCTGGGCCGGGGTGCTGAACACCGAATTGCCGAACTGTGCCAGGAAGGCCGGCGCATAACTGGCCTGGGCCACGGCCTGCACCACAGTGCCCGCGTTGGGGTTGTTCATCTCGGAAGGCTCCAGAAACGGCCCCAAGGCCTGCTGGGCCAGGGTGTCGGCGCGCCCGTCCCAGAACAGGCCGCCACGGGCGATCACTCCCTGCCCGTTGGCAGCAGGCACAAAGCCGAAGGCAGGCGTGCGGGCACTGTAGGCATTGGAGAGCGAGTTTCGCAGCCCGATCGAGGTGGGCAGGCTGCCCATAACAGCATAAACACCAATAACCAGACATTAGCTAAGTTGTTGATTTCAATGATTTTTATTGATCTTGGCTTATGAGTGTTTATGGTGTTCTTCCCTGGATTTATCCCTGGCATTTCAGCTATTACTGTATAAATATACAGTGCAAACAATCGTCTATCGCATCCGCCACGCCGGCCAGCGCATCGCCGGCTCAGACCCAGCGTTGAGGGTCGGCATCCGGGGTGATCTGCTGCTGACTCCGGCCACAACCGAGGGCAGGAGGATGCAGGCCCGGCTGCTCGGCCCAGACGGCCAGGACCTCATCCAGTGTCTGGAATACGCCGAGGTCAGCCAGATCCGAGGCGAGGCCATGCACATAGTCGGAATGGAGTTGGTGTCCCGTGTGTCGCGCGGCAAGCCGACTAAGTACAGGCAAAGCTGGCTCTGCGTTTGGGATGAAGCGGTGGCGCTGGAGCTGCTGGGCCGGGTCAGGGTGAACACGATTCCCGGATTCTCGCCGGAGGAGGATGATTGCCCGGAATGATTACCCCTGCGGCTTCCACGGCGGCACCTCCCGCTCAGGATAGTCCCTCGGCGGCGGCAGCGCGGCCTGGCGCTGAGCCGCTCGCTTGACCTGCCGGCGGGTGCGCACCGGCTCATCGTCTTTCAGTGGCTTCCAGGCCATGCTTCGATCAGGGTCCGGACATCACTCGCGTGCCCATCAGCTGCAGCCGCCAGGCCTTGATATCGCCGGCTGCAGTCAGCGAGTAGCTCACCGACGGTAGAGGCGTACTCAGCGACGGCGGCGGTGGGAGCCGCGGCGATTCGACGGGCGGCATCGGCGGATTGCTCGCGCAGGCGGTCAGACTCAGCGCGAGCGCTGTCAGCATCGGTGCGCAGCTGCGCCTGGCGGGTTTGGGCTGCATTCAGGGCCTCCTGGTATCGACGGGTGATGGATTGCTCGGCGGCCCTGGCCTGGGTCTGGGCCCGCAGCGCAGCAGTGGAATGCTCCAGGCGGATCTCGCCCAGCTCAGCCCGGTGGCGGGCATCCTCGAATGCCCAGGTGCCGGCGGCGGCCAGGGCGGCGGAGATGGCGGCGGCGATCAGGGTGAGATTCATGCTGAGCCCCCGTTGAGGCAGAGATCCATCTCAGCAGCCCGGCGCTTTGTCAGCCCAGGCAATGACACCAGCACGCCGGCGACCCGAGCCTTATCCCACTTGGGCAGCTCGCGGCAGGCCTCGACCAAACGGCCACTGGCCAGCAGCCTGGCGGCCGTGGACCGGTTGCGGTCGCAGACGATGGTCGGGCCCAGGTTGTAGGCGGCATCGGCAAACGCCGCAGCGACATGCGGCGGCAGGCCTGGCACGCACCGGTCCACCTGGTCGACGCTTTCCAGCATCTCGGCCGATAGGAGCTGATTGCACTGCTCAGGCGTGGCCTCCTGGCTCATCTTTACGCCCTTCGTGCTGCCGAAGCAGATCGTGGGGATACCCACTGGGTCGCGGTAGGCCTTGGTGCGTAGACCTTCCGCAGGTGCTGCGATGGCTGTGGCCAGGGCCACGATGACCAGTTTGCGCTTGTCGATCATCGGTGGCCTCCACCAGTCTTGAACACGATGATGGCGCCCCAGATCGCCGAGGCGCACATGACGATGTAGCCCAGAGGCTTGGCAGCGGCGCCGATCATATTGAAGACCTGGAAGGCCCCCTTGAACGACTGGAACACGCTCACCAGCTCGGCTGTGTTGGCCTCGGTGCGCATAGTGGCAGCGGTGTTTTCGTCGAGGCCTGCCTGGAGCTTGCGCATGGTCTCCGAGCCCTCGGAGAATCTCCGCTCGACAGAGTCCTGCCAATCGCGCACGGAACGGCGCCGCTCAGGGCCGGCGTAGGGTGGCGGATCACCGGCTGGTGCCGGGTCCGGTGCAGTGGCGGCCACAAGGGTGGCTGCTGCGGTTGTGGTGGGCTCAGGCATCAACGCCTTTCAGATGCTCTGGAGCACCGAAACCACAGAGCACAGCATGCGCACATCCATGGCCGCCTGCGACACGGTCGTCGGGGCAGACCAGCCATCCACAGGATTCTGGAACATGGCACCGGGTACGCATTTGCTCTGCAGATGCCCCAAGATTCCAGCCGCAGCTGACATATCTGAGTCGTAGACAGTTGGGGCCAGCATCAGAGCCGCAGCCCAATAGAGTGCAGAGTTTGCTACCCCACGTCGGGCGGTATCGTTGTTTGCAAAACGCTCATTGATTTGCCCCAGGGCATTTGTCAACCAAAGCGCCGCCGACCGGAACGTGACACCTAAGTCAGGCACAACAGCGGGATTGATATGTCGCGCCTCAAAATACTCGGCAAGGGCAAATGCGTAATAGTGGCCCGAATAGACGCTGATGCCGTTCTTCAAAACCCCGGGGTCAGTCATCGAATAGGCCAGCCAGTTTTTGAACTCAAAGCCAGACTGGAAGCGCCCGGCGATGCGACCCAGACAGGCTGTGCGGGTTGCATCGCCAGGCGTCAACAGCAGCGACTCAGCCAGGGCGCGGATGCCAGCGGACTCGCCGTTGAAGTTATCGTTCGTGTTCTGGCGAATCGGCACTTGGCCAGCCCCGCCAGAAGCCGCCTCAACTTGCACGATGAAATCGGCATAGTTGTGGATGATCTGCGCAAGGACAGCTCGGTCGTCCACATTGCCATAGGGCGACTGGAAGAGATGCAAGGCCACCTGCATGTTCCGAGCCGTGTATTCAATGCCAATCGAGCTGTCATTCCACACCCGATAGAAATCAGCCGTGGACCCACTCAAGCTGTATGCCGTGAGCCATGCATTGAAATAGCCCAGGGCCTCAGCGTATCGATCGCGGCCATGCAGATAGCCGTCGGTCAGGACCGCGAGCGCCAAGCACCCCTTCCAGTTGTTCTCATTCTGCGCGGGATACCAGTCGGCATAGGCACCAATCAGCGATGACGCAAGCTGTGCGAAACGAGCCTTCAGCTCGGGCTTTGCGGCACGATTCGCCCGGCTGTACAGCGGGTTGCGCAGGCGCAAAAATTCGTTGGCTGAGTCACCGGACGCATATGCCGCCGAGATGCGGAATTTGGTCGACCAATACGAATACTGGGCCGGGCCCACAGTGCCCTGCCAGCCCAGGGTCTGCCAGACGCCTGGCTGCGAATAGTAGGCCGAGAAGCCCGTCGATCCAGCCTCAGATTGCATTTGGTTGAACATGCCTGAGAGCAGGATCTGTTTCGTCGGCGACGTGTAGGCGTTCTCGACGTATGCGCTGGTTGCATTTTGGGTGTTGGTCACACCCGTCGAGGAGCAGGTCGCCACGGTGACCAAATTGCGGGCGCTGCTGGCCAGAGCTGCGGTCGTCCACGAATAGGTGTCAACATCGACACGGTTGTTGGCCCACACGCGATAGCGCACGCGGGTCCACATCGAGGGCTCATCGACCCACTGAAACTGGGTCTGCCACTCACGGAACACCACGCCGTTGCCGTAGTCCTGCGCTTTGCGGATGCCGGCGACCACGTTTGCCACATGGGCAGCGGTGTAGCTCGTCTTCTGCGCACCAGCGATGGTGTTGAATACATAGACACCATTGACGCCGGCAAGATAATCAGCGGCAGAGTAGCGGCCATCGTACATGCGGCGAAGCATGAAGGCCTGGCCAGACTCAAAAGAATAGGTGATGTTCCCAACGCTGCCAGCAGGCACAAATTGGCTGGTAGCGTTGCCGGTGTAAGTCAGGGTCGGCGTGAATGCATTGCCCTGAGCCGTGTCATTGATTTTGATCTGGTACAGCAGCGACTGGGTGGCGCCTAGCGACGGGCAGATCACCCAGATGGTGCCAGCGCGCAGCGAGCCAGCGACGGACACCGAGCGCAAGCCGGAATCGAGAGCCATGGCGGCATTCGGCACGCCGGTCGAGGCGACGGTGGTGTCCATTGCCAAGGTCACAGTGGTGGTGCCGGTGGCGTAGGAAACAGCCGACACAGCACCGGTCACCAGGCCTGCAGTGCAGGAAGCCTGCACGCGGCGGCCCACGAAATAAAGATCCGTCTTGTCACCAGCCATGGTGAACACCGTGCCCGACGAGTATGTCGGGGTGGACGTGTCGCGCTGCCAGTCCCAGGTGGACAGGTCCGCCTCGGTCTTCCAGTCGAGAGCCGGCTCCCACTGGAACGCCAGGGCCGATCCGTTTTGGTCAAGCACATTGAGGTAGTCGGGGCTGATCACCTCGCCGCGTTCAAACTCGACATGGATGCCCACGGGCTCGTTCGCGTAAGCCAGGCCGGTCGGGTTGGTGATGCGGGCCGATAGGAATGACTGGCCGCGACGGTACACCTCGGCGGTCGGCACACGGCCGCCGAAAGGGTCGGCGGTCGGCAGCAAACTGGCGGTGCCCAGATCTCGATGCTCGGCCTCATGCTCACTCTGATCCATCGTGAATAGGACTGAAACCACCTCCGCGTAAGTTCCATCCTTCATCAGCTTCAGACGCTTTTGTGTGATTGCGTCCTTGATCGAAATCGTTTTATCACCTGCTTCCATGTCGGTTCCCCTCAAAGTTGAGACGCAGCCACAAACAGCGCGTCAATTTGTTGATCAGTCAGGCCCAGCGCCTGGGCAATGGAGGCCACCAGGGGCCAATCCCGGCGCACGTCGGTGGCCGAGGTCCAGTCGATCTGCGCGGCTCGACGCTCGTTGTCGTCGGAGATGCCGGCGATGGCCTGGTCAGCCAGATCGAGCAAGCCTGCAGCGAGCAGTGCCCGCTTGGCCTGGCGCATCGAGACAGAGACCGGGACGGCAGGCACCACCGACACGGGCGCGAAAACAGCCACCCCATCGGTCAGGTCGCAGTGCTGCCCGATCAGCTCGATGCGCATCCCATCGATGGACACCATGTGCGGCTCATCCACTACCCCGGCCAGGTCAGCTACGCCGGTCACGATGCCGGCAGCGTTGATTTGTGCGTAGTACGGCATCAGAGGTACTCCACGATTTCGATCGCGACGTTGGCATTGACGGACGTGCCGAAGGTCATCGACACCGTGGTGCTGTTGACCAGGGCCGGAATACCAGTCACCGCATCGGCATACGAGGGGCGATACATGCCCAGCACACGCAACTCGCATTTCGAGGTGTCGACCGCAGAGATGGTCGCCGTCCCAGTGCCGCTGGCGACGTTGAAGGCCACCTGTTGCCGGCTTTTGACGTTCTCGCCGTACCGTCGCCAGTTGCTGGGGTCGGCGCTTGGGTCAGTGGTGCCAGATCCAGCGGCCGCGGTGCGGATGTAGGGCTGGGCGTTTGCAGGGCTGACCACTACGGCCCACTGCGGGTACGCACTCCCGGATACCCAGGGGGTTGCAGCACCCAGGGCGCTGCTCATATTGACCGGCATTACATCGCCCTCCAGAGATTGCTGACGCCGAAATACCGGAACGTCACGGGTTGCGGGGTGTCGAGCACCACATAGTCATTGACCGTCACGGCGCCCACGGCAATCGAGATGGGGTTGGTGGCGTTGACAGCGATGCGGTTGTCAGATCGGCCATTTCCCACGACCACCACGCACACATCGCCATTCACCGGGCTCTGCGGCAGTTGCTTGATGCACTGGCCGGCGTGGGTGATCTCATTGATCGTGTTGAGCCCGCCATTGGCCGCGCCGTACATCGAGCCGCCCGTGTCGGTCACCTGCGCGATTGGCAGCGACTGCAGGCCCAGGCTGTACCAGTTGGTCGGGTCGTTCAGCGGGTCGGTGGTGCTGGGTGTGATCGCCACCCGGGCCCGGTAGAGCTGGCCATTGGTGGGCGACCAGGCGCAGGCGCCGGCAGTGTAGTTGGTGCCCGCGGCCCACTTGGAAGCCCCCAGGGCGGCCTGTGCGGCAGCGAGGGTGTTGGCAGCAGCCGAGGCGCTGCCCGCGGCCGATGAGGCGCTGAGGGCCGCAGCAACAGCCGATGCAGCGGCGGCCACGGCCTGGTTGCAGGCCTCCACCGCATTGGCATAGGCATTGGCCATCATGGCTCGCCATTCGGCAATGCTGATGTTTTTGAGCGTGTCGAACAGCGCCACGACACGGGCATTGAAGGTGCCCTTGACCGCCTTGTCGGGGGTGTCGGGCAGGTCGGTCAGATTGACCGGAGGGGTTGCAGACATCAGATCATCCCTTTCACGGATCCAGAAAACGTGGCAATGCCGAAGCTGTCGTAGCTCATCGAGCCAGAGCCCAGGCCGAATGTGTTGAGGCCGGCGTAGCCAGCGGCATCGGTGGCAATCCAGGCGCAGGGCACATCGAGCACCCGCTGAACCAAGGCCAGGGCGTAGTCGGCCTGGTCGCGGGGCATCACCACCTTGAACTGCAGGTCGGTGGCAGCCCTGCGGCGCTTGATCGAGACGTTGCCGTAGTCATCCACCTTGATGTACGAGAAGGTCTGGGGTGCAGCCGCAGCCCCCTGCTCAGTGCCGCCCCAGGTGCTGTCATTCACCATGGGCGTGAGCGTGCCCAGGACCAGCATGCCGATTCCCACGGCTTCGCCGGTTGCGGCCGTCACTGTGACCGTCAGCTCGGGGTCGGCGTACAAGGCCAGGTCCTTGACAAACCATTTCGTGAGGGGTTTCGACTGACCGAAAGCCCAGTCCCACCAGTCCAGCGGGTCCTCTTCGAGCAGCACGCTGCCGCTGTCGTAGACCACCGTGCCGCCAGGCGCATCCTTGAGGGTCACATGCAGAGACACCCCGGTGAGGCCGTACAGCGCAATCGAATCAAAGAAGCCAGGGCGCAACACAAAGCTCAGCGAGCCCGTGGCCGTGGTCTGCGTGCTGACGTACTGGTCAAGGGCCGCCCAACGGGCCGTGGGGCCTGCATCGAGCCAGTGGGTGGCATCAGATTCAGGCGGGGTGGCACCCGACACATCCGCCACGCATTCAAAGATGCGGTGGATGGAAGGTCGGATCACACGGGCGCCAATGGCGTACGAGCCACCAGTCCACACCGTCTCGCCGGCAGCCGGCTCGGCCACGGTGCAGCTGGTCAGCATGCTGTCGGTGATCGTGTTCGGGATCAGGATGTTCACGATGCGATCTCCACCAGCAGGGGCACGGATTGATTGCCCTCGACGGCCGAGGCGGTGCGTTCAGTGCTGGCCCGCATGGCCCGCACCTCTTCGATCAGCGATGTCAGCAGGCGGGCGGTCTGACCATCAGCCTGCAGCACGCCGTTGGCGGCGGGGTTGTATGCCCGGGGCACAATGGCTTCACCCTGGTGGGCATAGATGTAGCCATCGCGGGGCAGGTAGTTGGTTCCTACCGCCATCACCGGGATGCCACGGCGCTTGGCTTCTTCTTCGGCGTTGGCCGTATTGAGCGGGTTGGCATACCAGCTCTTGAAGTCGTCATCCGTCCAGCCATAGGCGGCGCGGTAGATCTCACGCAGCGATTTGGGCGCTGCAGCAGCAGTAGTCCCGGTGCCGCTTCCACCGCCACCCACCGTGAATTGATCCGAGGCACCAGTCACAACAACACCCGGCTTCTTGGTGGTCGCCGCAGTGGCGGCAGCATTGGCGTCACGCAGGGCATTGATGGCGTCCACAACGCTGAGCGTGGCCTTCCAGGTTCCGGTGGCGATGGCGGTCTGCTCTTTCCAGTACGCCAGTGTTTTGTCCAACTGGTCAATCTGCTTGTTGGCCGCATCCAGCTGCTGCTCAGCCACTGTCTTTTGGACACCTGCAATTTCCTGCAGTTTGACCAGCTTGCCCGCCAGGATCAGCTGGGCTTTCTGCTGCTCAAACAGGCTGGCATAGCCCGACGAATCAGATGTGCCGGTACGGGCTGCGTTGATCGCATCGCTCAGCTTGGTGCCATCAGGCAGGACTCCGCCGGCCTGGGCTGTGGTCAGGGCCTGATCGATGAACTCCAGAGCCTGGCGCTGGTTTTGGATCTGGGTGGTAGCCACCGAGTTGTACAGCTCATCGATGTTGGACTTGAGCGTGTCCATGATCGAGCTGATCGTATTGATCGTGGCCTGGGCGGCTTGGGCCTGGGCCTGCAGTATCGTCTTCTGGGCCGAAATGGCTGTTTCCAGTGCAGAGTAGGCGGCATTGGCTGCAGAGATTGCCGCCTGCTTGTCGGCCTCAGCCTTGGCGGCGGCTGCGTCTTTTTCTGCCTGGGCCTTGCTTTCGGCCTCCTTCTTGGCCGATGCCGCTGCCGTGTCAGAGGCCTTCGTCACATCGGCAAACGCCGAGGCCAGGGCGATCAGCATCGCATAGGTTTTGCGGCCTGCCTCAGTGCTGAGATCTTGGCTGTCCACCAGCTTGCGGTAATCGGCCAGCGTCGTGGGCAAGTTGTCGATGCCGACCGTGCCCAGCGCCTTTTTGATGTTCGCCAGTGTCTGGGCCCGCTGCTCATCCTCGGTGTAGTAGGCCTTGTAGTAGGCGTCGATCTGGCTGCTCAGCGTGTCAATGCCGCCGGCCAGCTCGATCAGGCCAGAGGCCGCGTCGAACGACAAGTTCTTGAGGTTCTGCAGCGGTAGGCTGTTGGCCAGCGTGGCGAGCTGGTTGACGTTGTTGATCTGCGTGGTGATCCAGGTCAGGAGCGTGTCGGCAGCCTCATTTGTCAGCGCCTCGGCATCAACACCCTTCAGCTTGTCCTTGATGACCTGGGGAATGTCGGTGGCAGCCTGAAGCGCCTCAATGGTCACTTGCTTCAAGTCCAACGTGAAGTTGGCCATGGCTGCGGCTGCGTCAGGGCTGCGCGTGCTGGTCAGCTCGTACAGGGTGCCCGAGTAGTTGTCGCCCTTGCCCGATTCGCCGAACTTGGTGCCGTTGGTGAAAGATCCACCCGAGAACACCCCGCCACGCCCATTGCCCGAGGTCTCCAGACCCGCCCAGAAGCCATTCAGGGTCATGCTGGAGCCCAGCGCTTTCAGCATCTCCTGGATGTTGTTGGCGGTGGACGACACCGCCGTGCGCACGGCATCTTCTTGCGTGCCCATGCCATCCGCTTCGATGCGGTAGGCCGTGCCATTGGTCACTTTCGTCTTCTGGGTGCCGGGGCGCTGGAAGTACTGATCGTCGTAGTAATAGGTCTCACCACGGCGGTTGTTGACGACCTTGCCGTCATAGGCCACGGCGTACTGGCCGCCGGTGCGGGTTTCTCCACCGTTGAGGCTGCTCAGGAGCTTGTAGGCCGCGTAGGCTGCTGCAGCGTACCCAGCATATGGAGCCAGCGCCCCAATGCCCGAGCCAGCACCAGCCGCGCTGGCAGCAGAGGCTGCCGCAGCAGACGATGCGGCGTCACCGGTGATGGCTGCGGCGGTCGCAGCATTTGTCGCGGTCGTTGCGGCTGTTGCAGCGCTACCCACACCCAGCAGATTTGCGCCAGACGATAAGAGGCTGCCGCTGCCGCCAGAAACCAGAGATCCAACATCACCCAGCCCGAGCGATGCGAGGATATTCGCGGTGATGCTGATGACCCACTTCTTGATCGTCAGCTGGTAGAGCAAATCCAGGACAGACGCTTTGATGGTCTGGCCCAGCTTCGTGAACACATCGCTACCGCCCTGCCAGATGTTGGTCCACACCTGCTGGGCGGTGCGATCAACCGAGTTGATGATGTCGGTCAGGGCGTTCATGTCCGCCTTGGCGGCGGCGGTTTGCTTGGCGATTTCGGCGGCAGCTTGGGCCTGAGCAATGGCGTCAGCCTTTTGTTCAGAGGTCGCACCAGACTTGTTGATGGCGGCGATTTCCTTGGCGAGCTTTAGCTCCACCTGGCGCACGGCAACCACCTTTTCGCGCTCGCGGGTGGTCAGGCCCAGCAGGCCGATTTCGTCCTGGTACAGCTGGGCCTCTTCCTGGGCGCTGCGTAGCCATTCGGACTGCTTGTCGAGCAGGGTTTTGTATTCGGCGGTTTGGGTGCCGATGACGATGCGGCGCTGCTGGGTGATCTTCTCCTGCAGGGCGGCGATGTAGTCGGCACGGTAGCTGTCGGGATTCTGGTCCACCTCGGCAGCCTTGGCCTCAAGCAGGGCCAGGCGGTACTGCTCGATGGCTACCTTGCCTTTGCCCCACATGCTGTTGGAGGCCTCGAGTTCATCAGCCTGGGTGCGCAGCTGGTCGGCGCTCTTGCGGGTGGCATCGACCATCTGGTCGTAGGCGGCAGCCGCCTTGGCGATGGCTTTCTGTTGCTCGTCGTACAGCTTCTGCTGTTCTTTGATGGCGGGCTGATCGGCGAGCAACTTGGCCTGGGCAGCCTGCAGCTGCTCCAGGTTCATGCCGCCAGCCTTGTAGATGGCGCTCAGGCGGTTCCACTGCTCGGTGAAGTCGCCACGCAGGCCACCGATCTCATTGATCAGGCGGGCCTGCTTCTCCAGCTCGGTGTTGGCCTTTTCGGTGGTCTTGTACTGCTCGCGAATGGCGGACTCACCCCGGGCCACGGCAGCGGCGGTGACCAGCATGCTGTCGGGGTTGACGGCCTTGATCTTCTGGATCTGGTCACGGTACAGATCCAGGGCCTTGTTCATCTGCTCCTGCTTGCTCAAGCCCTTCTCTTGGGTCTTGATCACGCTATCCATGACCGCGTTGGCAGCATCCTCAGCCCGTTGGCGCGCGCCTTGGGCTTCGGTGTTCTTCTTAGTCTGGGCCTCGACCTGTTGCAGATAGCTGAGCTCGGCCTCTTTGGTCGCCTTCAGCCTGGCCACCACACCGGCCTGATCAAAGCTGCCAAGGATGGCATCGGTCAGGCTGGCGTTCTTCAGCGGGGTGGGGCCGGCAAGGTCGGCCAGCTCCTGGCGCAGCTTGGCGATGCGGGATTCACCCGTCTCACCGCCACCGCGCAGCGCGTCCCACATCTGGTTGGCCTTCTTGGTCCAGTAGGCCAGCGCGGTTTCCAAGGGGCCAAGGTTGGCCTTGTAGGCGTCAACGGTCGGTTTCACTGCATCGGCGTATGCCTGCTGCGCAATGCGCGCGGCATCGGTCTTGCGTCCAGCATCCTCCAGCGACTTGATCTGCTCGAGCTGGGCCGCCGAGAGATAGTGCATCTGCTTCGTGAGCTCAGTTGACGCTTTGACTGGCTCGTCGGCCAGCTTCGCAAAGATCTTCACGGTGTCGCCGACAGACTGGTCGACGTACTTGCTCATGTCGAGCGCAACCTGGGTGAAGTCTTTCAGGCTGTCCTTTGCCACGTCGCCGCCGCGCGCCAATTCAGTCAGGGCAGATGCTGCAGCCGAGCGCGAAAACCCGCCGGAGGCCAGGACGTTGGCGGTGTTGCTCAGCTCTGTCGAGGTGATGCCCAGCACACCGTTGGTGCGGATCAGCGCCATTTCGAACGCCTGCATCTCGCCTCGGTTCTGACTCCAGGCCAAGTAACCTGCGCCACCGATCAGCGCCAAGGCCGCAGCAGCGACAGAAAACGGCGTGACCAGGCCCGCGATGTACGTGCCCATGGCACGAGCCGCGGCGCCCACGCCGCCGAACATGTCTTTCAGCTGGCCGCCCTGCTGGAGGAGCACGGTCATGGGGGCTTGGCCCGCCTGCAGGCTGGTCACGATGTCGGTGAATTGGGCGGGCACCTGGCGCATGGCCGCAGCCGTCTGAGCGGCCGAGATGCCTACATTGCCCAGGGAGGCCCGGGCGGCTTCCTGGCGCTTGGTGACCTCATCTAGCTGCTGCAGGTAGGGGCGCAGCGCATCGACGCTCACCCCGCGCTGATTGGCCAGGGCCTCGTAGAACTTGGCCGACCCACGCTCACCAGCCTCCATGGTCGCGGTGGTGCGCTGGATGCTGGCGATGATCGACTTGGTGGCGCGATCAACCTTTTGGGCGGCAGAATCCCCGCCCGAACCCACGGCGCCCATGCCAGCGCCAGCCTGCTGCCCGGCCTGGCCAACGGCGGCGGCCATGTCGCGCGCGCCGGTCTTGATCTCCTCAAAGCCCTTGCGCGCACCTGTGGCGTCCACCTCGGTCTCGAGCTGGATCTTTCTGGATTCGGTGGTCATTCGGTCCCCGGAAATGGGAAAGGCCCCGAGGGGCCTATTCGCTGTGCTTGCTCATGGTCTTGAGCGCTTCGATTTCCATCACCCGCACATCGGTGAAAGCCTCATCCCACTCCTCTGGATCAGGAAATGCCCGGTCCAAGAGTGGGTAGAGGGATGGGTAGTTGAGGGCGTAGGGCTGGCCGTTCATGCCACCCCGCAGCCACTGGCCGCCCAGCGAGGTGAAGATCGTGAAGATCCGCCAGTTCTCTGGCCAGACCTCCAGCACCTCGTCGTCTTCGTAATCCTCCGGGGTGAAGCCCATCTGGGCCATCTCCTCCTCGGAGGGCATGGGGGTGAAGTGCGCGGCGGTGGCCGCCCTCAGTTTCCCAGTCGGCCTTCGGTGCAGGCGGCCCGGTAGGTCTCCATGATGGCAGCGGCAGCGCCAGGCAGTTCGTCGGAGAGTTGCTCCAGCGCCTCTTCGCTCAGGTCGACATCCAGATTCCAGCCCTCCAGGAGCTGCAGCAGGTACTTGGCGTTGGCGTCAACGGCCTTGGCCAGCGCCTCGGCGACGGAGAACTTCGGCGCATCTTCGCCAGCGGGGGCTTCTTCCTGGTTGGTCTTGCCCTGGTTGAACAGATCATCAACCATTTCGCCAAACTCACGCTTGGTGCGGTACTTGAACACGCATTCGATGGTGCCCTTGGTGCCGTCCAGCATCGGGATGGTGACGGTCTTCTTGAAGTTGGCGGGGCGCTTGCCCAGAACGATCTTGGCCATGTGATTGGTCTTTCGCAGGAGAGTGGAAAAGGTGCCCGTGCCCAGCCGCGCCGCTCCTGCGAAGAGCGAACGCAGCTGGGTCGGTGCAGGGTGATGGGCTTTCGCCCGGTGGATCAGGCGAAGCGGGTCAGGCGGTTATTGCCGTTGAAGGCGCACTTGACCTTGTTGATCTGGCCGTCAGCCAGTTGGATGGCCTCATTCAGGGCCACGGTGCAGGGTTGGTAGACGCGCGCGCCGTTGCGGGTAGTCATCTTCAGGCAGGTGTCGGTCTGCACCTCGGTCAGCGACTTGAGCGCGGCGTAGCCGGCCGAGCTGAACGCGTCGGCATCCATTTCCAGGTTGTAACTGGTGGCCGAGAACCCGTCGTTGATGGTGTAGGCCACATCGCTTTCCAGGAACTTGAATTCCACCGGCTTGGCATCGCCGCCACTGGAAGAGGCGCTGGTGATGCTGGTGATCTGCTGGAAGGCCGTGATCTTGCGCACCGAGCCAATGCCCAAGCCGGCCGGGAAGAAGGTGGTGTTGGTCGTGTCCTGGCCCACCAGCTTGAAGCTGTCGGTGGTCACGGCGCCGATCTCGTAGACACGGCGGTTGATGCGGCCCCAGCCCGAGGTGATTTCCACCGCATCGCCAGCGGTGAAGCCGTGGGCGGCGCTGGTCACCACGGCCTCCGTGGCGTTGGTCACGGCTGTGACGGTCTTGGATGCAGCGTAGGCGGACGCGATGAAAAACAGCGTCCCGGTCGGTACTTGTGCCATTTTGTGGCTCCTCTTCAGATGTGGCCCTGGGGCCGGTTGCGCCCGAGACGGGCAAGAAAAAACCCGCCGCGGTTGCCCGGGGCGGGTTGTGTTTGGGTTGCAGGGGCCTACCTGGCGGCCCAGATGTCAAAGTCCTGACGGCATCCGCGCAGGCCCAGCTCTTCATCGTTGTCCCATTGGGGCTCGGCCAGCGCCTTGCACTGCCAGGCCGTGCTGCCAATCAAGGCCAGTTCGATCGATCGAATCAGCGTCAGCGCTTCGGCCCGGGTCGACGCCCAGGCATTGATCTGAATCTGGCTGTTGCGCTTGTCGGCCTGGGTGCCGTCCACATACGCCAGCGAGCGCCCGCCGATACCCTGGTAGGTCACATATGGGCGCTGGGTGCTGGTGTCAGCAAAGTCGGGGAACACCCGGGGGCACAGGCCCTGCAGGAGGGTGTGCAGATCAGCCTCAAGGCTCATTTCGTGACGCTCCCCAGCCTGGCCAGCATCTCGGCCTTGGCTGCCTCAAGGGCTTGGTCCAGCTTGTTGATGGCGGGGCGCACAAACGGATGTGCGGCGCGCTGGATGGGCTTTGCCAGCGGCCGCTTCTTCAGCGTCACCCAGCGGCCAGTCTTCTTGTTCAGCACCACCTTGTATTTCTGGATGTGGCCGAACTCCACCAGGTGCCCGTGCGGCGCCCGCTTGGCATTCCAACTGACGTGGTAGGTGGCGCGGCCAGGGCCGGAGTTGTCCTTGCTGTAAGCCTGGTAGATCGAGGCCGCCAGATTTCCGGTCTTGCGCCCAATGGAGGCAACATTGCGGCGCACCTCGTCGTACAACACCTGGGCCGCGGCCTGGGCGGCCGGTCGGGCAGCCTCTTCGACCACCTCGGCCTTCTCGTCTAGCATGGCGTCCAGATCGCCCAGATTGACGCTGATCCCGAAATGCTGGCTCATGAAATCACCTCGCACACCAGGTCCATGAACTCGCCGTGCACCACATCGGGCAGCACGGCCTTGATTTCGTAGGTCGTGGCGCCGTGCACCACGCGCATGCGGGCCGTCACATCGGTGCGCAGCCGCACCCGGATGGAGGCGCGCACGATCGAGGCCTGAGCGTCGGCTCGGATGGCCTCAGACCCGCTCGGGTGCCGGATGTTGGCCCACACGGTGGCAAGCGTGGTCCAGGTCTCCAGAGGCTGGCCCAGGGCATCCTGGCCGGCGGCCCGGGTCTGGATCGACACCCGGCTGTTGAGCTGGCCGGCCGTCATCAGAGCACCCACACCCGATAGGGGTCCAGCAAGCCGTCTGCGAAGTCCTGGCCCACGGCCGGGCGGTCGCTCGAGCGCTCGCGGTTGGCGTACATGTCGCCCACGGCCAGCAGGATCCACTGACGGATCGGCGCCGGCACATCGGCTGCATTGCTGCCGTAGCCGGCCTGGTAGGCCACCGTCACGGCGTTCAGGCGGTCCTGAGCAAATGGCCATTGAGTCACGGGCTCCAGGCGGCCGGGCTGCTCGCCGCCCGGGTCGACCAGGTAGGCGCTTGGGTCCAGGGTCTGCAGGGTGCCAGCGGCGTCGAAGTATTTGAGGCTGGTCACAGAGACCAGCGGGGGGCGGGGGATGTAGCCCAGATCGCCGAAGGCGTCCAGGGTCCATTCCCAGCCGGTGGTGATCAGGGAGCGCTGCAGCCGATCCTCGCAATCCGTGCGGGCGGACACGATCAGCGCGCTGATCAAGGCGTCCTCGGCGTCGTGGTCCACGCGCAGATGCAGCTTGGCCTCGGCCAGGCTCACCGGCTCGGTACCGGGGGAGGAGGTGCGGCGCAGGCCCATGGTCAGGCGGCCTTCTTGGCCTCGGCCTTGGTCTGGCGCTTGACGGGCTTGCCATCCTCACCGATTTCGTCGGCCCAGCCTTCGGCAGTGGCCACATCGACCAGATCCTGGTCGTCGGTGTCGATGTCCTCACCTTCCTTGAACTCCACGACATCGCAGCCGCGGAACGCCCAAGAGAAGTCGGTTTTCGCCTTCAGGCGCGTCTTTTTGGTTTCAGGCATGTGCCTCTCCAATGAGAAAGGCCCCAGTGAAGGGGCCTCTCAGGGTTGACGATGGGTCAGGCGGCTGATCAGGAGGTTGCGATCTTCAGCAGCTTGATGGCCTGGGTGTTGCGCAGCTTGCCGCCCACGCGCTTGCGCACGTAGAACTTGACGAAGCCCGGGGTGGTGATTTCGTCGCGGGTGATGCGCATGCCGACGCGATCGGCGATCAGATAGCCTTCCTTGAAGTCTCCGAAGGCGAGCGGGAAGGCGTTGGCGGCCACGGCAGGCATGTCTTCGGCCTCGGTGATCTCGTAGCCCAGGAAGGTCGATGGCTGACCGGCAGTGAGGGCCGGTTGCCACAGGTACTGCCCGGTCGAGTCCTTGTACTTGCGCATGCCAGCCAACACCAGCTTGCTGGTCACCCAGCGGGCGTTGGAGCGGTAGCGGGCACGAATGCCGTAGACCATGTCCAGGAAGACATCAGCGCTGGTCGGAAGAGCGGCGGCCTGGCCAGAGGCGAAGTATTGCAGCGTTCCGAAGGCGCGCGTGCTGTCGCCGGTGGTGACCGGAGTCGGGCCAGCCAAGAAGCCGGTGGGCTTTTTGGTGCCATTGCCGGTTATGAAGGCAGCGCCTTCGCCCTGGGCGATGGCCTCGGCGGCGGACATGTTCAGCCAGCCCTCGACGTCGAAGAACAAGTCATCGAGCGATTCCTCGGAGGCCTGCGGCTTGGCGCTGGCCATGCCGAAGGTCGGCACGATCTCGTTCAGATCAGAGGTGTTGGTCTGATTGCGGGTATCACCTTCGCCCAGCCACTCGAAGCCAGTGCCGTTCACATCGAACAGCTCGTGGTAGTCGGTGGTGCCCACGGTGCGCACGGTGGCGATCTGGCGGATCGGCGAGATATCTACCGACAGGCGAGCGATCTGCTGCTCAATGGTCTTGGGCAGCGCGTAGCCGCCGGCGGCATTGGTGCCGACCACAGTCTGTGTGGAGCGGGTTTCCATCAGGCGGCTCCATTCGGCGTCGTCTTCGGCAGATCGAGCCTGGAGCTTCTTCAGTTCCTTGCCGCTGCGATACAACGCGTCGCGGCGTTCCGGGTCGCTGGGGTTACGAATCCACGACACCAGCGCCTGTTTGTATGCCATCTCTTCGGCAGATTCACCCTTTTGGCCGTCGCCACCGGTCAGAGAGCCGGGGCGGGCCAGCTTCAGCTCGACTTTCTCGAGCTTGGTCTTGACCTCGTTGATTCCGTCAATGCGGGCATCGATGGCGGCCAGCTTGGCGTCGAAGTCGCTGGTGGACTTGCCGGCCAGGGCAGCTTCGATGCGGGCGTCGTTGGTTTTTTTGTACTCATCGAACGCGGTGGCGATCTTGTCCAAGGCATCGGCCACAGACTTGATCGTGGGGTCATCGCGGCGCTCGTACACCGGGAAGGAAGCGGCTTTGGCCGAGAAGGCGGCCATGTGGATGGCCATGACGGCCAGCAGAGACTTTTTCATTTCGATTCCTTAGAGGATGTGAGGGAACGGAGCAGCCGATCGGCTGCTTTCATTGCCACGGCGGTCGAATCAACGGAATCTCTCCGCACTTCTCCCATCCGCATGACGCGCGACACAAAGGCCGTCGCGTCGGACTTGCTGAACCCGGCATCACGCAGGATTCGTTCAGCATCTTTGGGGGCCTGCAGCTCATCGGCCGAGGCCTTGACATTGGTGACCCGGGCCATTTCGTTGGCCGGGAAGGTGACCAGGGAGACCTCCCACAGGTCGATCTGCGTGAGGATGCGCACGCCCTCGTCGTTGTATTTGGAGGTGCCCGGCACACACATGAAGCCGATGGACAGGCCATTGATGGCGCCCATCTTCAGCAGCGCATGGGCTTCTTTGCCCTGCGCGGTCTCCAGGCAGAGCTGACCCTTGACGCGCAGCCCCTTGGAGTCCTCGACCATCTCGGTCCAGACGCCAATGGGGTCATCGGCTTCGTGCTGCCACAGCATGGCCGGCATGGTGCCGCTGGCCTTGTGCTCGGCCAGGCTGGCGGCAAACGCGCCTGCCGTGATCACGTCGTCGTAGTTGTCGCGGACGCCGAACATGGAGCCGTAGCCCTCAATCGTGCCGTCAGCGTTGGCCTTGACTTCGAGCGCAAAAGAGCGGGTCTCGCGGCCGCCTGGTGCGGCGCGGCGCTCAGGCGCCTTGATTTTGGTTCGCATTGCTGCCCCCTTGGTTACTGCCGCTGCTCATGTTCATCGGCTTGAGGTACTCATCACCGCCAGGACGCGGGTCCCTGCCCTCTTCGTCGCGGTATTCGTTGGGGCTCATCAGGCCCATTTCGATCATGGTTCGGGCATAGACGGCCCGGTCTTTGATCGATCCAGCGCGCATGTAGCGGGTGTCGAACTCGGTGAACAGCGGTCCGGCCCCGTCCAGCAGCATCTCGTCCATGCGCTGGTTCCAGGCGGTGTGCCATGGCGCCAGTGTGTGGATCAGGTGGGCCGCAAAGAAGGCCTCCGAGCTGGCAAACGTGCTGGTCTTGTCGGAGTGGCCGACCATGATCGGAAACACCCCATAGCACCGACAGATCTCTTCAACCTGGGTGCGCCGGGTCTCAATATGCTGCGCATCCACCCCGGTCATGGTGGTGGGGAACCACTTGGCGGCCCGGTCCAGCACCAGCGGGATGCCCGTCTTGTCCGGGCCCGTCTTACGTGCCAGCCAGGCTGTCATGCGCTCCTGCTGCAGGGGCGTCAGAGTTCCCTCGACGCTGTAGGTGCCACTGGACCGGAGGCCGTTGGCATGCATGGCTGCCTGACTGCGCTCGGTGGCCAGTGCCAGGCCCACAGCCGATCGCGCCAACTTCACTGCGTCCAGGTGCTTGGTCCATTCCCATTGCAGTCCGTTGATCAGAAAAACGTCATCAGGCTTGAACTCGCCGATCACGCCGAACTGGTCCCAGCACCGGTACACCAGCTCGTAGCGCGACACATGCCGAACATCCCAGTGCCCCGGCTCCACCGGGATCAGCTCCTGCACTCGGTTGTTGACCCCGCGCACCTTGATCGACAGGCCTGCCCCCGTCAGAACCGCGTGGGCGGTCATCATCCGACGCCACTCAAAGCTGGTTTGCCACTCGTTCGGGCGGCGGCTCAGCAGGCGGTACTCAGGGATGTTGGTCGCCTTTTCCCGCGTTCCGTCAGCTTTCTCACGGAAGACATTCAGCCGCGGCGTGGCGCAACCATCAGCGATCACCTTCACACAGCCCAGCACCGTGGAAACCTGGAGCGCGGTCTTCTCGGTGACCGTGACCCCAGCGACCACGCCGCCGCCCACGCCATCGATCAGGTCGGCCACCTGGTCGTAGGTGAGCTGGGCAGCCTTGCGCCCAAGAAGTCGGTCGAAGAATTTCACTCTGTGTCCCAGAAGGATTTGCCTTTGCTGGCGGGGTTGAGCGCCATCAGGTAGACGGCGTTCAGGGTGGCCATGAGCGGGTCGATCTTGGCGAAGCCGCTCGCCTGCTTCGTGATGGAGATGGCGTTGCCCACGGCCACCACCTTTGCATTTCCCACGCACCAGGCCATCAACTCAGTGCCGCCGTGCTGCATGGTCATCGAGGCCAGGCGGCGCTCGGCCGTCTTGATCGCGCCATTGAGCTGCCAGCCCTGCGGAATGCCCACCACATCGTCGGCAGTCACCGGCCCGGGTTCGTCCTCAGTGCCCACCAGGGCGTCGTAGATGCCGCCCAGGCCAGCCCGGTCGACGCCGATCTTGTCCAGCAGGCCCGCATCCACCACCTGGGTGACGATGGCCACCACCTGCAGCAAGTCTTGGCCCATCTTCTCGACCAGCACCAGGTCGCCCGACTTGATGAAGTCGTGATACCGCGGTGCCTCGGCCTTGCGACGCTCCATGGCGATGGGATGAATCCATGCCCGGCACCAGACCAGCCAGCGGCCGGTGGCGGTTTCACGCCCGATCACTGCCAGGCCCAGCATGTCGTCCAGGCCGCCGCCGTCGATCCCGATGGTGGCCACCTCGCAGCGCGCCAGCAGTTCCTCGAGGCTGAAAACCGGGATGGCGGCGCCAGCCCAGAAGTCGGCTCCAGCCCAGCGGTCGCTGCGCAGGTTGAGGCCGATTTCGACGTTGGCATGTTTGGCCATGAACCCCCGAAAGGACTCAGGCCCGGCCATCTCAGCCTTCTTGAACTCACGTTCCAGAAAGGCCTGGTCGACCGAGTACCCCAAATTGGGGTTCACCATCGCCATGTTCTCGAGCTTCATGGCTTCGCCGCTTGCAACCATCTCGGGCGGGTGCTCGAAGATGATCGGCACGAAGGCTGGATCAATGATCTTGCCATCGCGCACCTGGCGGGCGTAATCCAGCTTCTGCTTGAAGATCCCGGCCGGCGGCTCGTCCGACTGGGTGGTCAGCCAGATCACGAATCCTTCGGGGCGTGACGCCAGGCCACCCAAGGCCTCGCGAAACATGTTCTCCGCACTGGCCATCTTGCCGAACAGGTGGAGCTCATCCACCAGGGTGCCCACCGACTTCTTGCCGCCCACCGTGTTCTGATCGGCGGCCAGTACCTTCAAGGCCGCACCGCTTTCGCGGTGTGTGATGGTCTTGATGTGGGTCTGTACCTGCATCAGCTCACTGAGCTCTTCGTCGGCCTTCTCGCTGCACATGTCCCTGGCCGGCGCGAACGCGTTGTTCGCAACTTCAACCGTGGGGGCCAGCACCGAGAACTCAGCCGACTGGCGCCAGTTGAGGATCAAGCACGTCAGCATTACGGCAGCCGCAATGCTCGACTTCGAATTCTTCTTGGGCACGCAGACGAACCACTCAGTGATCAGCCGGCGCCCAGACTCCGCGTCATAGGCGCCGAAGATCGAGGCGGCTAGATCCATCACCCATGGCGCGCATGCATTGCCGATGGTCGGGCTGCCCGGCGCATCCATGATCCGCAGCTCGCGCATCACCGACAAACCGCGCTCCGCCTCATCGGGAAAGATGGGCGGAGGGATGATGGAACGGCCAGCCCGAATACGGTCCGCCCAGTCGGGCATGGCTGTTGACCACTCAGGCATGGCAGCGCATCACTTCTTGTTGACCAACTTCAGGGGCGGCGGCGCAGATGAGAACCGTCCGCCTGCTGCCTTCTTAGCCTTGTCGGCCTGCTCTTCCTTCTTCCCGCCTTCGCCACGCTTCTGGTGCATGAACGGCATCAGCGCCTTGGCTGCATCAGCCCGCAGCTTCACGTCGGCCTGCAGGTCGTTCATCAGCGCCAGCAGGAACACCTTCGGGTCAGTGTGGGCCAGCGTCTCGATGGACGGCGGCACCTCGATCTTGATCGTGACGGGCGCCTTGGGCTTGCGGCCGGCCCCCGGACGAGCGCCACCGCTGCGACCTGGTTTGCCTGCCATTTGATTTCCTTTTGAATGGGGATTTTTTCTGCGCGTGAGGAACCGTGCGGTTTCCAGCCCGATTCACCCCAAAGATCTGACCGCCCCCGGCCCCTGTGCATGCCACCTGCACGCGCCAGATCGCATCAGGCCCAACGATCACCCGCGATGCCAGCCTTTGCCCTTTCCGCAGCCTCCAGGGCCGTCTTGGCCTTGTGGTGCTCGCGACAGAGACCTTGGTAGTTCGCTTCGGAGTCCACGCCGCCAGCCCACAGGGGCTTGATGTGGTCGACCTCCTCAGCCCGTGCCGTGAGGCCCTCAGTCTCGCAGTGCACGCACAGCGGGTGTGCACGCAGCCAGATAGCACGGCGCTTCATCCAGGCGCTGCCGCGCAGACGGGGTGTTGCTGAGATCCTGGGCGCCTGTGTGATCTGGCGGCCTTGAGCCATACCGATGCGAACTGGTGCAGCTGCGATGCGTGGCTTCATGTTCTTCGCCCTTCGGATTCACCGCCATGCAGAAGCAGGGCAGCAGGGCGAACCGTTCGCGCCGCCCCCGATGACCACTGGCGCGCGTGGCCGTATTCCCCGGCCGTTTACCCCCGGCCGGCCTGTTCGGGTTCCAGGCATGATTGGGGCCCAAAAGCAAAAGCCCGCAGGGCGAACCGTGCGGGCTTTGAGATTTCTTTCAACCTGTCTCGGATACAAGTTTTCCAAGACTGGCATATTTATACCACCATCGGCGGTTACCACGCAAGTTTTGTAAGTTTCGCGTCAGGAACCTACGAATTCCGGGATCAAGCCACCCAAAGCAAATCGTTCCTCGAGAGAGGACATTGCTCTTCCATGGAACGTGGCCCCGCTCTTTCGAAGCAGCGAAGCACCGTATCTCATCGACTCCAGGGTGGCCCCAAACTTAGCTGCGATATCGCCAAGCGTCACGCTCTTTCGCTGATGCGGTTCCATGAAGACATGCCACGCCAGGTACAAGCAGCACTCAAGCGGGTGCCCCACCATGGGTTCGCAGTAAGCAGCGATACCGCGCACACCATCGGCCTTGATGACCTGCCGGCCATAGATGGCCTTTACGGCATCACGCTCTGCAGGATGAAGGTGGCGCTCAACCATCGAAACCACCTGGGCACACTGAGCGCGAACCTCCAGCGGCGACAAACCTCGGAAGTTCACCCGGCTCACATGCGCTGTCGGCAGCTCATCCCAAACATGGTTCTGCTTAACCAATTGGTCGATGACCAATGCCGTGGGGCTGATCTGCGTCGCCGGCAGCGAGTGAATCAGGAAAGAGACGTGCAAAGCATGACCAGCATCTTGAAAAATCGGCTCGTCGTTCATCAGACCTCCCGGGGTTGTTGAAGGCGATCAGGGGCGATCGTTCGCATGCGCTGGCGATCGCCCATGGTTCCGCGTAAGGCCTTCCCTATCTCATGGCATGCGTCATTACTTCCGAAGAAGATCGGGACGTAGTCCATTCGACGGTTGTCTGTGTAGGCGCGACGGTTCGAGGAAAGCATGTCCGTCAAGGACTCGACGTGAAGCGCACATTGGCTCTGGCTCCACAGCAGGGCGAAAGTCTTCTCGCCTGGCTCAGGTTGATCAGCCTTGACTTCACAAAGCGGCAGGGTTTCGGGTGCATTCATGGGGCGCTCCTAGAAGGTGGTCGGGCCCCGGGTCTGGGGCGCGGAATTGCTGGTTGGGCGAGATGGAATTGGGCGAGTCCAATCCCGCATTTGCTGGAACTGGCCGAGAAACTCCAGTGGCACGAGACCCTGTGGTCCATTGCGGTGCGCGACGATTTCAAGCTCCGAGAACCCCTTGAACTCGTCCTTTCTCTTGCTGAGCGGGTGAGCCCAATCGGTAAAGAGCAGTGCAACTTGATCCGCGGCAGCCTCAATGGCTCCGGAATCCCGGAGATGAGTCATGGAGGGGCGGCCGTAGTGCTCGTCGGCCTTGCGACTCATCTGGCTGAGAACCACCGTGGCAATCTGCAGATCCATCGACATGGCTTTAATGCCATTGACGATGATGTCGAGCTCACGGTTGCGGTTCTCGTCCCCGGCTCCAGCCATCAGCTGCAGGAAGTCCACGAAAAGCACATCCAGGCCTCGCTCGCGGCGCACCTTCAATGCCTTGCGTCGGATCTCCATCAGGGTCAGGCTGCACTGATCGTCGTGATGCAGGTGCAACTGACCCATTCGGCTGGCCGCATCGCTGACTGCCTCCCACATATCCCGGTCCTCGGGTTTTGCAGCAAGGATGCGCCCCAGGTCAAAGGGCCCCATCGCTGCCGTGTGGCGATGCATGAGCTGGTTGATGGGCATCTCCTGGCTCAGGAAGAGCACGCTGTAGTCCTGCGCCATGTTCCTGGCAAGAGCCAACGCGAGAGCCGTCTTCCCGTGCTTCGGTCGAGCCCCCAGCACCATCACTTCGCCACGGCGCAGACCACCGTTGAGCAGTCGATCAAGACCATGAATGCCAGTTGGTATGGCGGGGTTCTTTCCCTCGCTCAGGTCCTGGAGCAGCGTGAGGTACTCGGTGATGCTTGCGTGGATGTGCTGCGGATCCTTCCGCGATTTCACCGTTGCCAGCTTGGCCAGGATCATCTGGGCTCGGTCGACCTGCTCGGCCGAGGTGGCTGTGCTGGCCGCCAGATCGGCAATTTCACCCGCCGCCTGCAACAGCTGACGGGACCGATACCGGTCCTGCACCACCTGGGCATAGCGCCTGATCGTCGCCGAGCTCGGCACGTACTGGGCCAGGTCGTTCAAGGCAGGCAAATCTGGCTCAAGCCCCTGCTCCACCATGCGGGTGTAGACCGAGACGGTGTCGAATGGCTGCCCCTCGACGGCCAGAGATTGGATCGCGGCAAAGACCTGGCGGTGGAAGCCGTTGTGGAACGCTGCCGGATCAAAGTCGGGAATGCGCTGGATTGCCTCGTTGTCCAGCAACAAGCCGCCCAGAAGGCCGGCTTCGGACTCCAGGCTCGCGGGCATTTGGCGTGGTGCGCGGCTCATGCAGCCTCCCGGACTTGGTCATGGAACTTGCCGCTGAGCACGTCTTCGAACTTGCTGGCAGTCATCAGCCACTGCAGCGTGCAGCCGTTGAACTTGCCACTTTTCCCGGTCAGGAAATCGCTCTCAGCAACGTAGCCAAAGAACTTGCCGAACCACTCGACGCCCTCCTCTGCCGTCGTTGCCAACCTTTGGCCGACACGCTCACCTCGTTCGTGAAAGGCTGTCAAAACCCACTTCCAGCGAGCTTTCATCGCCGTTCCGCCTTTCCCGGTCTTGAACAAGCTTCGCCGAATGGTCGGAAGCGCCGGGAGCGTTTCCTCGTACAGGTCGATCAGCTTGTCAAAAGGGCAGTTCGGGACCGCGTTCGGACTTTCGTCCGGACAGGAACCGTCAGGTTCTCTCTTCTCCTCCTGTTCCTGTTCCTGTTCCTGTTCCTGTTCCTGATTAAGAAACCCTTTCGAAACGGTTTCGGAACGGTTTGTTGAATGGGGAATTTCAATGCCAAGCAACGGCCCGCAAACCCGCATGAAATCTAGCTTCCAGCCACACTTCTCCGGAATCAAGGCTGCGATCTTGGCGGCAGACTTGCGCTGATTCGGGTTCTCGAGCGGATTCCACTCGAAGTGCTTGCGCACCCATACCCAGTTCGTTGTTTCGCAACGGTTTGCGAAACCCTTTTGAAACAGTTCCCGAAACCCTTTAGAAACCCTTTCCGAACTCCATTGGAGGTCTTCGCAGGCATACCCATCAGGCAGACGAAACACGCCGGCGATGGTTCCATGGGGGCAAGTCAAAAGGTAAAAGGCGAGGATTCGCCCATCTTCAGAAAGATCTCGAATCGTGTCGCTCGTCCAAAAAGATATGTGGACCTTCCCGTAGTCACGCATGGTCAGCCCCCCTCGTCGGACTTACTGGATGGGCCCACATTTCCCAACCCGGGCGAAGGGATTGCTTCTGCTGATGCAAGCACGCTCATCAGCCGATGTTCCAGGGTCAGGCGGGCCGAAATAACGGCTCTATAACGCTCGATCGCATTGGGTGCCACCCCGAGTACCAGAACTTGCTCTTCGGCCTTCAGAAGCTCGATTTGAGCCCTCAGCGAGGCGACTTCTGTTCCTGGGTTGCTTGGCGATGTGTCGCGGATGTTGGTCGACTGATTCATCGCACGCTCCCACCACGCAGGATCGACTCGGCGTAGGCCAGCTTTTCACGCAGGCGGGCCGACTCTTCACGCTCGATGCGCAAGGCCCGCTCGGTCTCGGTTTCGAGCTTGCGTAAGGTCGTGATGTCGTAGCCGCGGCTGTGTACCAACCAGAGCATTGGTGCCTCGTTGGCCGCCTGGTCCATGAAGTGATTCAGCTTGTCTTGCGGAAAGTGGTGCTGTCCAGATCCCATGATCCGGCTCCACTGAGCCTGGTCTTTGACCACACCGCCTGGGCCGACGAATGCCTTGTCATCCAGGCCGCTAAGGGTCTGACAGAGTTGCAGAGCCTTGGTCATGCTGGGCTGACGCGCAATCAGCGCCGGGTCGACTTGGTTCATGGGCGGTCGCGATGTGAACTCGAATTGAACCGTCATGACATGACTCCACAAGGTTCTTGAACCGTCTTGTATCGTTCAAACGGCCAAAAAAAAGCAAAGTTCAGGCAACCAAACTTCAATTTTTGAACCGCCATGAACAGCGCATCCAACATCATTGAGCCCGTGCACAGCAGCACAAGAACCGCCTTGAGCATCAACGTCGACCCTGATACGCACGGATCAACGCAGGTGCTTGTGACGAGTCGAGTTGTGATCGATTGGGTTGAAGGCGCAATCCGAGTCCGTGGCATGGCCACCCGAGTTGAGACAGGCAATGGACGATCACGCCAAGGTAAGCGCGGCTTTGGGCGTTGAAGAATGGGCGAGGACATGTCACGCCTTCTTCTTGGTTCGGCGTGTGGCCTGTTCTGCCATCAATTTGCGGTACAGCACCGCATGGACGCGGTCTCTGATCCGGTTCGGCAGTGGATCAGGCCACTTACGGACAGATTGGTGGGAAACGCCAATGGCACGGGCTGCATTCGCCATCGTGCCTCCAAGGAGTTCAATCGCTTCAATTTTTTGCATGAACAAATTGAACCACAAACGCAACTATGCGTCCATAGAATTTTTAACTTTCAAGGCATAATGACAACCATGGTTTCATACAAAGACAGGCTTCGCGAAGCCATGAACGATGCCGGCGTGAAAACACAGGCGCTGGCCGATGCCCTGGGCGTCTCCTACCAGGCGTGCCGCAAGGTACTGATTGGGGAAACGAACAGCTTCACCGCGGCGAACAACAGTCGGGCTGCAGAGTTCCTGGGGGTGTCGCCCTCATGGCTTGCCGACGGCACAGGCGAAAAAGCAACTGGCCAAACTCGGACGTTGAGCCTTGTGCGGCCGATGGCCGGAGGAGAAGCGGAAAATCTGGACGCAGCTCAAACCACCGAGTTCTTGCGCCAGGCCTTCAGGGCAGCCTCGCCGGATCTGCGGGCCCTGCTTCTGAGCACGCTGAATGTGGCGGGCAACTCGCCGTCCAATGAACGAGCATGGAAAGCGGTTGAGGACTTGCTGAGCGAAGTAGCTCTGCTCAAATAAAAATTCTCAATCCGAATTTGTCAAAATGTAAATTTATGTAAACTCCCTGCAGGGAGTAAACATGAAATCAAAAATTTTGGCCGCAGCCGCAGCGGCGGCACTTGTGTTCGGATTGTCTGGTTGCGGTGGCGGTAGTTCCGGCACCGATTCGGCCAACATGGGGCCAGCGAATGACCCCAACTCTGACTTCATCACCTACTACGTTAGGGGTTCTGGCATTACAACTGCAGATGTAACGTACAGAACGTCAACCGGAACAAGCCAACGTACCGTCACTCTTCCTTGGTCTGAATTCCGTTCAGCTGGCAAGGGTGATTTTCTCTATGTCTCGGCCCAGAAAAACTCGGCTTCAGGCACGGTGATGGTTGAAATCACAGGAAGTATTGGAACCCTTGCCTATTCGTCCAGTTCCGCGGCCTACGGTATCGCGACCGCATCAGCAAGCTGCTGCAAAAAGTAGTGATATGACATCCACGAAGCATTGAAGTTAGTCGTTTGGTTCAACAACAATGCTTCCGGTGACAGC